GTCAATTCATCGAAACCGATGTAGGCCACCTGTGCACCTTGCCAGTTGCGTTTATCTTCCTCGTATTGCATGTGTGCAAACTGCATACGTGCGCCGGAGGGAAACGTCCATTCCAGTGTAGTTTCCTTGGAGGTCGCACCAAGCAGAGGATAGATCTCTGTACTCTCGTCCCACAATCCGCCGTGATTGCGAATCTGGGGACTGGTACGCCGAAAGATCACGCTGGTCAACCGCGGCTTGAGAATGTGACGTAGTGGCTCCAACAGCAGCGCATACGTTTTGCCCCCGCCGGCCGCGCCACCATAGAAACAGATATCGGCACTACTGGCCAGGGCCATTTGCTGCGGGCCTGGCTGGGGACCAACCACAATGCTCTCAGCCATCGCTCATGCGCCTCTCGGCTGGACTATCACCATCGCCTCGGCCATTGTCGGGAATATAAATCACCACACGCGGGCCTGTCCCCTGATCGCGGTCTGCATCGCCTCCCCCAAACTCCTGGCGTAACTCGTCGTTGATCGTCTTGAGCACCTTGCCAACTTCACCCAGCGATGGCCCAATATCTACTCTATATTGCTTCCCACATTCCGGGCAATGCACGTTGATGAACCGACTGGGGTCCAACTCATTGACCGCATTGACGAGCTTGTTGAACGCCCCCTGCAGCAGCTTCTTGCGCCGGCTACGCCACTCTTCGCGCGTCTCCATGTCATTGCGTTGGCGCTGACGAGCCTGCTCTTCATCCCAGGCCTCGGCACGGGATTTCCAGTTCCATGTCTGGTAAGCACGCTTCCAAGAACCAGGAGGCTGGGAAAAGTGCTTTTGAGTGCCTTTGAGTGCCCTTTCGTCATCATAGCACCCCAACAACGACCGTGACGGCCCGGCGTCACGATAGCACTGAAAGCGTTGCCACCAAAGGTTGGGTTCGCCCGGTTGCCGCTCCCAAATCTCAGCCACATTTACCCGTTTTGCCTATTGACTTTTCAGCCATTCAGAGTGATGAATAGTTCAGAAAACCAGAATGAAAGGACACCGACCATGACACTCGCCCAGATCACCAAGCTCCCCGCAGCCACTACCGCCTACGGCTTCTATGAATTCGGCGACCTGGCTCTGGCTTACGCCTTCGCCGAGCGCGCCACCAAGCGCATGCTGATTGTGCTTGGCGACAATGGCCGCCTCTGGGTGGTCACGCCGGCCGTAGCCAGCCGCCTAGCGAACGCCGGTTACCAGATCGCCTAATCCACGACCAAACGTGGCTGTAGCTCCATATCAGCCAAGCGCTGCAGAGCTACAGCCACGAATTGCGGCTGCAGTTCCATCGCGTACACCACGCGCCCCGTCTGTTCTCCAGCTACGATCTGCGTCCCACTTCCCGAGAACGGCTCATAGCACAATTCGCCCGGTTCGGTATGCTGGCGCATAGGGATCGCGAACACTTCGACCGGTTTCATAGTCGGGTGGGGAGTACTGGTGCCTGGTGCGATGGTAGGCAGCGTCCACACCGAGGGTGGGTAATCGTCAGCCGCACGTTTGGGCTTCTGACCTTTGACCCAGCCGAAAAAGCACGGCTCGTGTTGCCACATGTACCAAGACCTGGTCAGCACAGGCCGATCCTTGACCCACACGATCTGCTGGTGCACGAAGGCCCCATGTCGCTGCCACACCTGCTCCAACATGGCCTGGTTACGCGAGGCATGCCAGCAGTACCACGCCGCGTGGTCGGTGATGGCCTCGGAGATCGCCACGGCAATGAAACCGTCATAGAGCGCCTCGCCCTGCTCGGCGTTATCCCAGTCGTGATAATCGTCCGACCAGTCTTTGTTCACATCCGGCGCGTTCCACTTGTGCGGGTGGTTCGTGCCATCATAGTCCACCAAGTAAGGCGGGTCGGTCGCAAAGAACACCGCGCGCTGGCCGGCCATGAGACGCCGTACATCATCCGCCGAGGTACTGTCGCCGCACATCAGGCGATGCGCCTTGCCTAGCATCGTCTGGCTGGGGATCTCCCACACCTGGCCACGTTCGGTTTGCCACTGGGCGCGGAGCTCCTCAGCCTGGTCAACCTTGGCCCCGGGGTCTTCGGCAGATGGTTTTCCTGCACCCGCATATAGCTCAGCTTCCTGCGCCAACCCGGCGAGCATCTTCTGAACAGCGGGGCTATCTGTAGATACCTGGCGGAGAAGTGCATCAAACGCTGAGGTGTCCATCTCAGCCATTGCCGAAAGGGGATCGAACGTCGCCAAAACCAGAGATTCTTCGCTCTCACTAAGGTCCACGTACTTGACTGGCACAGTTAACTCGCCACGCTTCAATGCCAAGGCCACGCGCAAATGCCCGTCCAGCAATCGCCCCGTGTGCCGATTGACGATCACATCCTGCACCCAGCCCACGCTAGTGATCAAGTCCCCTAGCGCCTCGGCCTGGGCCTGGGGATGCTTGCGCCAGTTGCGCGGATTGGCCACCAACTGAGTGGGGGATTCCTCGCCGTGTCCCACAATACGATTACGCCAAGCGTCTGCCATCGTCACCTATCCGGCCGATAATG